GGGGCAGTAACACCAATACCTACATTGCCTGAACCATCAATACGCATGGCTTCTGTACCACCTTCAGAGAACGCAATCGTATCTGCTGCTGGGAAGAAGATACCTGTGTTGGTATCGCCTGTAGTAGTAATAGCTGGGGCTGATACTGAGCCAGCAGAGAATGTAGCTACACCTGTTGCGCCTAGTGTAGAGAACGCACCTGTAGAAGCTGTAGTTGCACCGATAGGCGTGTTGTTAATTGAGCCACCAGTAATTACTGGGCTTGTTAGGGTATTCCCAGATAAAGCCACGCCAGTTATAGAGCCTCCTGTAATAACAGGAGCAGTCATGGTATATGTGCCGCCCCTAATGCCATCTCCGCAATCACGAATCTGCGCCATCATATCTCGCATAGTATCGTTTACTGCTGACGGCAACATTCCTTCTGGAGCGCCATCAGGAGGAGCAGCGTTATTATTAGCTGGGGTAAGGGAGTATTTTGTATATGCCATGATTTTCCTTGATTATAGCTATTTGTTTGATTATTGTGGCTGTTCGTCTGCTTCAACAGCTTTAATAACTTGTTGCAATTCCGTAAAGGCTAGTCCTACTTTTTTCTGATCTTTCCCTGCTTTTGCAATCTTTTCTAAAGCCATAACACCGTCTGGACTGGTTATTGCCTTAGCAATATTTTTATAGTCACGAGCAAAGAAAACAGATTGATACATATTGCCGATAGCAGATAATGGCTGTTTAAGCGTTTGACCTACTGCGCCTACACTTGCTTCAGCCAACATACCCTTTTCTGCGGTAGGAGATCCTACAGGAAGTCTACGGCCTTGGGCATCTAATATACGCAGCATATTATTTAAACCTTTTGCTGCCTCTTTACCTTTATCACCATATACCTCTACAAACGCAGCCTCTAGGTTAGCTCGTTGAGTTGTGTTTCTAGCGATTGTGTCTGCAAATCGTGGGCCTACTGTACCAGCTTGCGTAGTAGCTGCTCGTTGAACATTCTCCAAAGACGAGCGCATATATTGGTTTAAAAACTCGCCTGGCAATGCTGGGTCGCTCTTTGCTAATGCCCGTACTGCTTTCGTAACCTTATCAGGCGTTAGGTTAATCTCTGCCGCCTTTGTAGCAAATAACTCACCAAACTGCTTAGGCACTTCTGATGTTTGAGCAATATTAGGAATAGGTGTTTCTGTGAGTGGGCCGACAATACGCTCTCTTGCCTTTTGGTAATCATCTCTAGCTGCGGCATAAGCCGGAACTTGCTCGTCTGCCTTTTTAAGCAAGTTTGATCGAGCCGCCTCGTAAGCCTTCATTTCGCCAGTAACTTTACCTTGCGCTGCAACAGCAAGATTATCGTACTTATCTGCTAAATATTGACGCATAGACTCAATACGAGCAATAGAGTTATCAGGGAAGCCTTTTAGCAAGTCTTGATAAGCAGGTATGTTATCAACCGCCTTACCTGCTTCTGCAATAACAGCGCTTTCACGCTCTAAATTAGTCATCCAAGACATAGGAATTTTTTTGGCTTTAATAGCTTCATAAGCTGGGCCAGCCTCTTTAACTAATTGCTGATTTAATGCCCGAACCTCGGCTTGTGCGGCCTGTTGCATCTGCGTACCTAATTGCGTACGAGTGGTCTGCGGAAACTGCTCTTGTAGCGTTCTCTGCGTTGCTGCACCACGCTCTGCCATAAATTCAGCCATCTGTGGAGCTGATGCTGGAACTGCCTCTACTTGGCGCTGTAGTGCTGGCAATGTTGTTCTGCCGCCTGCGGCTTGTTGCATAGCCTCAAAAGAGGTTACTGGCATACCTGCTCTAAAAGACTGCTGTTGCAGTTGTGATGCTGCTTGTATTTGTGCTGGAGTCATGCGCTGTGTAGACTCGCTATACATACGCTGTAAAGGAGATTGCATAGCGCTAGGTGCAGATACTAATGGAGCAGCAATTCCGCCAACTGCACGAGCATATGGCTCTAAAGGTGTACCTTGAAACGGAATAGCAAGCGCTTCTTCACCGCCAGCAGATAGCAAAGATGGAATTATTGCGCCTGGAACGGGGGCTGATGCAATATTTCGTACAGCCGTTTGAGCAAGCCTTCCTGCGCCTGATTCTGCTCGTTGCAATGGGATATACTCGCCAACTGCTCTAGTAATTGATGCTGGAGTAGGCGCTGAAATTACTGGTCTACTAGCGGCAACCTGCTCTGGCGTATAACCTAAGCCCCGACCAATTAGTTCTGCGCCAGACTGTACGCCTTCCATGACCATGCCTGGCAATCCTAAAAGTGCAGATGCGCCTTGCACAATAGGAAGGTTAATCTTTGCCATTGTAGTATCAACAACACCACGATCTGCAAACGGTTTTACGCTTGTATCACGCTTTAGTCCTTCGGCAGCCAATCTTTTATCAATGTCGGCTAACGATGTACCAATAGCAAAATCAGCCTCAGTACCATCCGTTAGTTTTACTACTTTCCGTTCAGCCATGTCTATTCCTATTAGAAAGTTCTGCGTAAAGGTTTAGCTGTACTAGGCTTACCAGCACCAGATAATTTTGCTACTTCCTCAATCTTTTTTTGGTCAATTACTGGGCCAAGCGAGTTGTCGTATTCAGCAATTGCAACATCAGAATATTTGCCAGCTTTATACAGCTCACGAGCTTTATCAGACAATAAAGCATTTCGTTTTGCAAACGCTTCTGCGCCAATTACCATTAGTTCTCGACCTTGTTCGCTGTTTGATAACGATGGGAAAGCGCTTAGGTATGCTTTAAATTCAATATCTGATGTCGAACCTGATCCTGGCTGCCTTACACCAACCGCACCACGCACAGCAAGGGAGTTTGCCAAATCATTTGCTGTAACTTGCTCATTTGAAAAGCCTAAGTTTTTAGCTAGTTCTGTACCAATTTTAACTACCTCACCACCGCTTTTGCCTTTTAACAAAAGATTTACTGCTCCTGCGTTTTGTGCAAAAGTTCTTGCTGAGGATGCGGCAGATGAGAATTCTCCTACCCGATCTTTATCTATTTCATTTAAACCTTTTTCGCTTAAATTGACTACATTCGTTGTGGATGGAGTAGATAATTGCTTGAACTGTTTAAATGCAGCCTGTTGCTCTGGCGTCATATTTTGGAAAGCCTCAAAAACCTTTAATCCTTCTGGGCGAGCATCTGTTTTAACCATTAACTTAGCGGCTTCTACAGGATCAACAATGGAGATAGCCTGCACTAATTTATTAAAGTCTACTGTTTTTGCTGTTGGCAAGTTTCCACGCAATGCACCTACCGTTTCTGCGGCAGCCATATCGCCACCAAACTCAGGGCGAGAAAGCAAGTCTAACTGTGATCCAGCTCCAGTAGCCATAGGAATAGCTTGTGGCTGCATGGTTGTTGCGCCAGCCATAGCCTGCTCAAAAGCAGTTTGACGCTCTTGTTTACGCCTATATTCGCCTAACTGTTGCGCTGCTAACATCTGCTTTAGCGTAGTGTCAAACGACTGCTGATAGCCGCCAAAACCTGCGCCTAATGCGCCTGCTAAAGCCTGCTGTGTGCTGATTGGGCGAGCTGTTTGTCCTGATGCGCCTAGCAAAGCAATCAACGCACCAATGCCGCCTTGTGCCAACGCATTTTGTTGCATTGTATTCATTTGAGTAGGTGACATTGCGCTAGAGTAATCTGGCGCAGAGCCAAATAAAGCAGAAATAAAGTCTTGAGCCATTTTTTTATCCTAATAAAGAATATGGGTTGCGTTGTTGCGCTCTTGTTTGCAAGAGATTTAAAATGCCAGAGTAGTCTACAGCGCCTTGAGGTACTGTGCTTCCTCTAAATTGCTGGGTAGCGGCTGCTGGAGTTCCTTGCTGACCGCCTAATAAACCAGATGCCATCCTTAATCCTCGTACAGCTTGACTTGGGCTAATTGCAGATTTTGCTGCTGCGTCTGCTGCCGCAATTGCTTCTGCATTATTTAAGCCTGTGTAACCAAGCTCTGCATAAGTAGGGCCTGCAAGACCGCCTTCTAAACCTGTAACCCCTAATTCTCCGTAGGTTGGCCCCATTAACTCAGGAGTTAAAAAGGATGCTGTTCCTGAAGCAAGAGTTTCTACAGCTAAGCCTGCATTTACCGCTTCAGCACTTGTAGCACCTGCAGCTAAAGCCTCAAAAAAAGCAGCTTGTCCAGCTTCCGTAGCAATAGCGCCAGCACCAGCTTCTGCAGCAGCAGTAGCAGCAGCTTCAGTAGCAAATAAACTAGGGTCAATATATCCAGTAGCGTATGCAGCAGCAAGGGCGGCAGGCAAAACCCATCCGCCAGGTACTTCACGATTTACAAAAGTATCTACTTCTGCCAAACCTTGACCAATAGCAGGGCCAGGGTCAATATCTGCTAATCCGCTACCTATGGATTGACCAAGATCCTCCGCAGCGCCTAAAATGCCACCGCCATCGCCAGATGTACCTAATACATCAGATATGGGGTCTGTAATTGCTGCTATTGGATTGGAATCGCACATATTATTCTTTCAAATGTTTAACTGCATTAAAGCCAACAGTTTTATAACCTAATCTTTCATAAAACTGCCTAGTTTTGTCTATTTCTACTGCTGTGGTTTGTCCCAAATATAAATCGTCTGCGCCTTGTTCTTTCGCCCAACTTTCTAAAGATTTTACTAATTTAATGGCAGCGCTGCTTCCTCTAAAATTTGGCAGTACAAAAAAGCCTAAATCGCTTGCTCTTTTTCTATTGCTAAAAAAATACTCATTTGATATTCCAGAAATAAAACCAATAATTTTATTATTTTCTATTGCCAAAAACCCAATGGTATTTGGACTTTTGTATAGGTTTATAATTTTTCTTTTTTCTGGAACTGCGTAACAAAAATCTGCCTCAGTTACCATTTTGGTAACTACTTCAAAAAACTCATCTAAACGACTAAGGGATAGTTCTTCAACTATCAAAGAAAGCCACCTAATAAACCACCGCCAACAGCGCCAATTAAAGGGGCTGCAAAACCTGATCCAAAAGTTGATGGGAAGGCTTGTCCTAAAGCATAACCGCCTAAGCCGCCAGCCAATGCGCCACTTAATGCGCTTGTAGTTCTGTTTTGATACATAGGT